AAGACTTGCTCATCAGTCCTAGGTTGTTCAGCTTTGCCAGACTGCACAACGGCAGTTCTCGGCACAGCTAATCTCTGGGCTTGGTTTTGCATCTCTTGAGTGCGTTGTTGCACAACTGGATTGGAATTTGTTCTTAGTTCAAACAACTTAGCTAGATTATCAATAGTTAGGTTATCAGGGTTACTTGCCCACTTAACAAATGAATTAGCCTTTTCAGACTCCCATCCATATGAATTCACCGCATGGCTCTGAGCCTGCGTCTTCATCATGTTATCACGTTCCATTGCCATCTCATATTCATATTGTTGAGTTAGCTGTGTTTCCCTGACTTCATCCTTCTCTTTCAAGAAAGACATATAATCATCTCGATACTTATCTCTATCTAAGCGATACTTAAACGAATCAGAATCTGGGTCGCTATAAGCATCTATTTCGTTGTAGCTAACTGGTCTATCAGGTTCAGTAGGCACCTGCAATGAAGGCTCTTGCAATCCCTGTTCTTGGGGGTATGCCTGAGGTTGTTCATTGGAGGGCGTAGTATTCTGACCTTGGGAACGATAGTAATTCACTTCATTCCTTAGTTCGCTTAACTCACCCTTGGCTTTATCTGCCTGTGACTGCCAGTACTCAAAACGAGTTTGGTCTTGATTTGGCGATAAGACCGTATCGCTAGTTTCCGCAATTGGTTCCTGTGCTACAAAATCTTGTTGCACTTCACCAGAAGGAATACTTGGCTGTTCGACAGACAGTTCCATATTCTCTACTGGTGGTTGGTCAGCATTACGTACTTCCAATATTTGTTCTTCCATTGTTATTTCCTTTGCGATTTGGTTAATACCAGCAACCGCTTCCTCAATTATTTAGTGGATTTGTTAAATCTTCCAAGTCCATATATCCAGTAAATGGCTCTTGATAATCAACATAGTTTTCTGGACCTTGGTTATAAGCTGTTCTTTCATAAGGATTATCTCCTTGGGGGTCTGCTCGATAGTTTCTCCCTAGAATATCTTTTGACTGCCAACCTTGAATTAAATCTTTTTTCTGTGTAATAGGTCTGCTTTCTCTTTCAGGGGGTGTATTCCCTGCGTATGAAGCCTTTTTATCATTGTAAGCAGACATTGCTGATGCTGTTAGAGGTCCTACCTTGCCATCAATTTTTAATTGATTACCATATTTATCTAAGTATCCGCTATTGTTTAGCTCTTGTTGCATGTCTTTTATTCCCTGTGATGTCATCTTAGATGGGTCGGTGCTCATATATCTGTCTAACAGGAGCTTACTATCAACCTTTTTTACATCACCACTCTCTAAAGCATCACTCATACTTCCTTTATTATCAATACTTGGAGGAGTAAATGGCAATTCTCCACGTACACTATCACCACGACCATAACCACCATGTCTACCAGACTCCATCATTTGTGCCTGTCTGTTCATCTCATTAGGATTATTACGCATAGTTCTATCCATTAATTCCATTGCTTGAGGTGTCATATTACCCTGTCTCTGTTGGTGCATTGCTTGCTGTAAGGGGCTTGTACCAAAATAACCAGTATTCCCATCTGAACCGCCCCTAGAACGCTCACCAGCTTGCTTCCACTTGCTGACAGCATCCCCACCAAAATCAGTTGCACGTTGTTTTAACTGTGCCATTCTTTCTCTAAAACCCATTATTCATCCTTTAAGCTCAAAAGCTCTTCATTCATTTGACGTTGCTTATTATCGGCTAATGGCTGAACTTTCTCTTTGTCCATTTTCAACTCATCTGCAAGGCGTGTACTATATAGCTTCTGTGCCATTTCAACCTTAGCCTCCGCTTTAGCCAGTTTCTTTTCAAACTCTTTGACTTCAACTCTTTTGCGGTCATGTAATGATTCTCGCTGTGCAGTCTGTAAGTCACCTTTGAGTTTCTTAATTTCTTCTTGTTGAGACTGTACCTGTCCTTGTAATTGTTTCATTTGTCCAGAACGCTCTAGTACTCCCTCCATATCAGCTACATCTGTTTGTTTTAAAACTTCAATTTGGTCAATTAGACCAGATTGATGTAACTGCATATAATATTCAAATCTTGCCCATCTATTTGATGGTAATGTAGAACCCGATGTTACAATTACATCATACTTGCCAATCGTAATGTCATTTATCTTCCCCATATAATTACCAAGGTCGTCATAGATAGGGGAATTCATAACGACTTCTTTTGGCATATTATTGGGTTGCATAAGTCGCATAACTTTTTCATCTTTGTATACGTATTGGATAAGACCAACGGCAACTCTTGCTAGTTGATTTAATCCTTCTTCAATATCATCCCGTTTTGATTTTATTCTACGCTGACCATATTCATCCATAGCCACAGTACCCTTGAATGTCTGTGGGGCTGAACCACCATCCCCCTGCATAAGGGCATAAATCCCAAGGATACGTTCTATATCTGCTCTTGCATCTGCTTCATTCTTATATAATTCGTTTGGTAGAGGTACTGGACCTGCCACTACGGGTGTCCCTAACTCTGGGTCAAACTCAATAACTGCTGTACCAGCCCTGCCCCAGTCTTCCTCTAATTGTTTTTTATTTATAGCTCCACGTGGTATTAGTAGTTTTGTATTTGTTGAAGTGGATGCATGTGCAATTATAAGAGACCTAATCTTATTAATGTATTCCTGTAGCCCCTTAACCAGCCTAACATCACTCATTGGATATGGATTTCTATTCCAACCATTCATAATAGGCACAACTGGGTACTCCTCTATGGGAAGTATAATAGAGAACAGTTCTTTGTCGCCTATGGAAACGTATTGTTCTATTTGACATATTTCTATATCATTAACTAGTATTTTACCTGCTTCTACTAGATGTCCCTTGGTAATAACATCTATCGTGGTTGTACTATTTGGTATAGCACCTAGATGTTCTTTTCCAGCCATAGGAGTGGGTTGTCCAGTTTGTGGGTCCATCATCATATGAAACTCGTCGCCTTGCTCATTATGAACCTTGATATAGTCAGCAACTGATTTTGGGTCTGTAAGAATCTGCTCACCATCTGGTGATAGAAGTAGTATTGCTGGTTCTTGTTTATACTCTTCAAATTCATCAGAAGCTAGTATCTTCTGGTCATCAGTAAATGGGTCATAAATCTTATGATACGGCATGAATACCTTGCTATATCTCTCCATCAATTCTAATTCTCTCTCTCCAGTAATGCTCTTACCAGTAAGATTTCTTTTTTGAGCTACTTGTTGTGACTCATGTCCATATCTGGAGCCACTTGTAATATTGATATAGTTTGTTTCCTGACACTCCAATATCTGTTCTTCATATTCTGGGTATGCTTTTATAAGTGCATCTTCCGATACTATCTTAGCTACAATGATATTACTAGCATCTCGGCAGAAGGCATCCTTAGATGACGGGTCTATGAAAACTTCTAACGGGTCTATAGATTTTATTTTAACTTCACCAGTACCAAAGTCTGCATCGGGGTCTACATATCCATATAGAACACCCATACCTTTTACATAATAGTCATCTATGGCTTGTTTTAGTTCTACATTACCTATAGATATATCCCAGACATAAGCCATAATATCGCTAAACATGCGACCTACTTTATTGTCACTTACTTCACGACCTGTTGATTGGAATTTTGGTTTATTAGATGTGAGCATAGCTTTTGCCTGCTCTACTGCTGAATAGACTATATTCACAACAATGGGTTGCTGTGAACGCTGTTTTAGAGCTGTTGCTTCATCATCAGTCCATTGCTTACCATTCCTGAACTCATTATCTTCTACAGCTTGTTTTGCCCAACTTTCTCTAGCGGATGAATACTCGCTGAGTAAATCATGGGTGTGTTGGACACCCGATGTTTTTTTATGCATATGATTTAAGTATACTTATGTTACGGTGCTACCGCATTGATGGCTTATACGTAGTAATGTTAAAAAAGTTCCATTAAGCTACTTTCCAACTATTAGTGTTAGCGACATATCGCTCTTTAGTGTTATCTAATTCTACTTCTTCTGTATGATTTGGTCTATAACATTTTTTCATAGCATAAAACATACCATCTAATAAATCATCATGTTTACCACGAGGATATAGTAGAAGTTCATCTTTTAATTCTAACATATCCTTCTTCATATACATTTTACCCTGTGCAAAATAAGGTTCCATTGTTTCAAGCCTAGATGATTTTGAAGTACGTGGAGATTCTTTTATTTCTAATCCAGATATAAATATTTTTTCTTCATCACATCTTGTTCTTAGATACTCTCTTAGCATCTCCTGATAACCAACAGACTCAATACGTACCTTTGATGGCTTATACATTTTAAACCATTGTATAATACTCTCAGCTAATTTCATGGGCGTAGCACGTTTGCGGTAATAAGGTAATATATACCTATTATTATCTTTGTCTACTGCTATCGGCATAATAACTGAATAGTCAGCAGTCTTGCGTATTGAGGATGCAGGGTCCACGCCCATGAAAATATTAACTGGTATCTGGTTCTCTCCATCCTTAAGGAAGTGATTGCCATCATCGTCTATGCTATAATCGTAATTATGGTATTTTAAATACTTCTCGCTGAATAGTTGGTCTTCATCTCCTACTATCTGGCATAGATACTCTCTATAGAACACAGATACACGTGCAATAGATTCTAATTCTTTCTTCTTCTGCTTTAATTTCTCTATAGGTTGCCACTCTTCCCAGAGTGCTATCTCCTTATCCATGTCTGGACTGAAGTGCATATTCGTCCATCCGTCCATTTCCTTTAAGACCTCTACCAGACACCTCTGGTGTTGTGGTGTACCAATAACTGCTATCTTTCCACGTATGGGGTCTAATGATGGAATAGCAGACTGTAGCAACCATCTCAAGTTCTGTTCCATAGCTTCTGCTGTCTTGGTGTTATTTTCATCCTCTGGGTCATCAACTATAATTAATGTTGGTCTCTGACTCCCCACTTTAATACCACGTAACTGCTGACCAGTACCCTTGCAGATAATCATAGTGCCATCCTTGAGCTCTATCTCTGCCTTAGCCCAAGTTTTTGCTGAGTGTTGCCCCCAGTAGCCATAGATAGCTCTTAATTGTTGGCTGTAATCTAGCATATCCTTAATAGTGCCTAATAGTTTTATGGCATGGTCTTGCGTTCTGGATACTAAGATAATTAATTTCTTCCCCTCATGGTTCATTATATGGAATAACGGGTAAACTCCCCCAACTATAGATGATTTTGCATGACCACGAGGGGCTATAATGTTCACTTGTTTATTGTCGTCATTCATAAGAACATCAGCTATCTCATAGTGGAAATCAGGGGATGGTACAGAGAACATATTTGAACTGACGATACGTCCAAATAATATCATATTATCTTTTAATTTAGCCTTTAGTAGTTTATTTTCTTGTGCAGTCATCACAGATACCGCTTATATTTAAAGTTGGTGCGTCACATTCATGACAATGAAAAGGCATAGGCATTACTTAAGTTTATACTTTGCTAGTATATCATTCTTTTGTTCATCTGTACTAGCATTTCTCCAGTCTATAATGAAGTCATCAATCATCTTACCGCCCATGTATCCATCTTCTGGTGGATATATATTATCTTCATTACCACGAAATATAGCCTGAAGGAGCCTTAATTGCTGTAGACGGTTCTTAGCTGTAACATATTTACGCTCTGCATTGACAACATCCGTAGCGAAGTCTTCAAACTTTATGGCTACTCCATCAACGTATATGATTCTATCTTTAGGATGTTTATATCCTTGTTTAAAACTTATATCCACTAGACTACTGCTGGAAGTACTATTGTTTCAAAATACATACAAGTCTTACTGGCGACTACGCAAGGTTTACTGGCAAGTCTGCTATCAATCATATACGAGAGTTTCCCATTACGATAAGTCATCATACATCCTAAGCACACTCCTGATGTGAAATTAGCACAGCTCTTCTGAGCAACTGAAAGATTGTTACTCTTCATCTTCGTAGAAGTCGTATAGGAGTCCGCTTATCTCCATATCCCTAAGTGCATTTAATGCCATATCTGATATAAGGTGACTATCTGCCTCTTGCATAACTGCTATAACATGGAG